CTTTTGCTGTTGATACTTTTTCCATTCAATTACCTTCTTTCTTTAATTTAAAAAAGAGCTCTAAGGCTCCTCGTTTTCAGTCCTATCCAATATTCCATAGACTACATCTTGCAGATTGCTTAAGTTCGGGACTTGCTCCCTAACGTAATTACCTTGTTGGATATTTTTTACCCACAACCTTACTAATCCACTATTCTCACTAAACACTAATTGCCACCTCCAATCATCATAGACAATTCAAGGATTGCCTGTTCCTGCGTTGCTATTTGTTCCTTAAGCTGTTGGATTTCAGGCACCGGTAAATCTTCAAATATCGGTATATCTGTTTCTGGATCAACACTGACTATCCTTTTATCCTCGGGTATTTCCACCCATATAAATGGTATCCCTACTGGTTCCCGGACATCACCGCTCATTTGACTAATTATGTAACCTGTTGCATCATAAATTATTAATGTTCGCATAAATTTGCCCCTTTCTTTATTCGATTGCTATCCAATAATAAGTTTGACCGCCAGAATTAACCGGCAATCTAAATCCTGTACTATTTATATAAGCTACGCCATCTAAAATAATAGGGTAGTTATCACGCATAAAGGCGTGTTCGATATCCACATCTGACATATAAAAAGTATGGTCTGTATAGTTTTTTGTAATAACATCAGCTACGATTATAATATATCTAGGTGTAAATGTTAATCCCGATACGGTTAAACCTTTAAAGGGTTTCGTTCCAGTAGTATACATAAAACTAAAATAATACGATTCGTCAGTACTACCACTGAATGTATGTGTACCTTTTGCAAACCTCTTGCCCGCTACAACGTTGCCTACCACTCCAAATATATTTTTACCCGATAAGATATTAGCCGGTATCAAGTTAGCATCCCCTTTTATAGTCTGCGCTCCATTTAAGTATTGTCCTGCAGATATGGTCTGGCTTGCTGTACAAGGTGTATAAGTCTGTGCTGCCTTAGTAGGTATGGACTGAGTTACTTTACCACTTCCATTATGATACCCTGCGGGAATAGCGTAGCTGCCATTGATAGGTAAACTCTGTGATACTGCCCCACGGTTTGGCATGGTGCCTGTCCGTTTTGTGTAGTTATTATTATAAAATGTCGTCCCTGCCAGCACATTACCCTCTGTGGCACTACCAGATAATGCAGGCCTTGGATTTACAGCAATACCGCTATAATATCCTGCACCGCTGGTCTGGATTGAGTCACTGGGAGTAAATGTTTTGCTACCATTGTTTGGCATAGTGCCGGTTAATTTATTTCCCTTTGCATAAGCCGTTTTGTCTTGGAGTATATCCCCTGCTGCAGCTGTTGCGTCCGAAGTAAATGTACCAAGTATATCGCCTACAGTAGTACCAGCTTTGATTACAGATGCAATCAATCCGGATATAACTGCCTTAACTTTTCCCAAACCGTTATGGTAACCTTTTGGTATTACATATTCTTTATTTTGTGTATCTAAGGTTATAGTTCCTACGCTGCCATTGTTTGGCATGGTACCCATAATACCCGTATCATCATCGTTGCTGAATGCCTTACCCGCTAGCACGTTTGCAGCAACGGCATCACCCTCCGCACTAGCCTTGATAAAAAAACAATCACCGGACGCATCATACCAAACCGTATATGCTTTGCCAGCAATCAATTTTGGGGCAGTTGTTGTGCCAGGCTTATATAGCGGCTTGCCGTTTACAGTGGTTGCGGATCCGTTATTGACAGCTGATGCAATAAAAGTTTTGCTACTACCATCTGATAACTCAATTCCGGTAAGCGTAATCGCTGTTCCTGTTCCACCAGTTTTCTCAAATTTGGCTGTATTGCCTAATGCCTTATCTATCTTATCCAGATTAGCATTTGCAGTATCAATGTTGTAATAATCGGTACCAGCATCTTTAGTTAGATTAAAATTCTGTGTCTGCTCTGCCATTTAACTGATCTCTCCTTCCCTCAGTTCTGCATGAGTATAGGCACTTAATTGCTCATGCGTGTAGATTGATAATTCTCCATGCGTGTTATATACATACTCAAATTCAAATGCCAGATGGGCCGGCTTTATTTCTTCGATCGTTACTGTAAGATCAGCCATGTTGGGCGGCAGGCCTTTGGTACCGACAAATTTTACCTTGAAACTGTAATTTGCGGGATTCTCGATAACTTCAACTTCTCCATTACTATAGGACCTTGCCACCGCCTCAATCATTTGCTTTGTTACGGTACCAACACCCCGGATTTTTGCCCGGATCCGTTCCCGTCTGAATTCATCTGATTTACTTACGTCTACCTGCAAACCATATATCTTTTCATACCGGCTTAATAAGGAGGTAGCCGTATTAACAAAGCATTGATCTATTGTTTCACCGAAGCCGCCAACAAAATAGTTTATATCATTCGAAAGGATCTCCTGTAATTCCTCCATTGTCTGGTTGTTTCTATAATAATCCGGAAGTAAATTGATAAGCTCCATGTCACACCTCCGCCAGTGTTATGTCATCAAGAATAGGCATTTCATCTTCACCAATAATAATATTTTTAGTATCGCCGTTTAGCAATAATCCACTATAATCAGCAACACCCGGGACTGATAATAACAGGCTGCCTATTTTTGCATAGCTGATGGTATAGAAATCAAAGGTTGCATTTCTAAAATACTCCGCTGCCAAAGAAGCAAATTCAGCCTTAACATCTTCCTGCGAAGCACTTCCATCAAGTGCAATATTTGCAGCAATGTTAATGATTTTCTCCTTTGGACTTTCTACCGTGACTGTAGCCCCGATCGGGCGAACCGTTTCAATATATTCATACACAACTGCCGGCAAGTCAGGATCAATTTCCATGTTTTCATTGATTACCAGTACCTTCACCGTCCCATTCCCATCCCATAAAGGAAATACTTTCGCATCACCACACCCGGGTACTTCAAGTGCCCATCTTTTATAATCATATACATTACCGCTTGTGGATGTAGACTGCACCTGGGAATAAAATCTTGACCGAAGATTATCGTCCGTTTCTTCCTCTTCTCCTGATGTGATAATATCTGTCAGGCTTGCTGTTACGCCGGACACATTATCAATGTTTTCTAGCTGCCCTGAATACTGATTTCCAATAGAGCCAATTTGTTCGCATTGTGCCTGATAGGTATGTTCTGATTTTAATTCTGTAATTATATAGGTCGTATCGTTTAGCCCCCATCTCGTACCAATATCAATAGTTCCATTTGTTTCTATCTGCCTGATTGCATAAGTAGCAGGCTTCCTGGTTATACCATAATCCGCAACTACCCGGTCCAGGTATTCACCCACCGCTGTATCCCCAGATACTAAGTCTAGAAAAAGATTTAGCATAAAATAAGATTCCGCCAGTTTATATGCAGCAGGAGCTAACGCATCATAAATTATCGAACCTTCCCTTTTATCTACATCGGAGGTCACTCTACTAAGCATATCATTCAGTATATTTTCATAGGTCATATCTTCCCACATTAATAATTCACCTCCTGTTGGACCGTAATGTTGCCATAAATACTACTTACATCAAATGTACAGAGCATTTCATCACCAGATACATCGAAGCGGAAGTTATCTACACTTTTTATTCTTTCGTCCTGGAGCAGGCATTCTGCAATCCTTCTTTTTAATTCTATCTGGACATACAAAGGATCTTTTCCTATAAGACTTTCTAGTTCAATTCCATAAGAAAAGCTATATATCGGATACTCATACTTTTCAGTACTCATCACCTTATATATAGCTTGCTCCAATGCTCCTATTTCGTCCGTAAAGCCTTGTATCTTATTGTCTGATATTTTATATGTCCTTGCGGTCTCAATGTCCTCTGTAACCTCTAAATCCGTTTCAATTAAGTTTTCTGGGATCATTGATTAATCACCTCCAGGATATAGAATTTTTGCCCGCCATGATCCCGGAGTAATCTGACTTGCTGGCCGGTTACAAGAGTGGACTTCAAATTCCCTACAATAAGCTCATTCGGTATAATTAATTTATCACTAATCTTAATTCCATCAACTGTAACCATGCCAACTTGTAAAGCACATAGTTTGGCATTATTCAGATAGTTTTGTACTATAATTTTAATTTCGTTTATCATATTGCCACCTCAATCTGCATCGTGTGCACTGGGAGAAATTCATGTGTTACCGATCGTACTATAAGTCTTTTATTCAGCTCAATATCCTCTATACTTCCATAGAAACTTGATCCAGCTCTTACTCTGGTATCGCCTAGGCAATTAAGTGTTAATGTTTCTGCTTCGCGGTTGTATAATTTCAGCAACATATCAGCTTTTGATTTAGCCTGTGATGGGTTTCCGTTCTTGTCAAGAACTTCAAAGTATTGCAGTAATCCATATTGAGAAATAGATTTGCTGTCTTTTGTAATATAAACTTCTCTTTTGCCGGTAGCCTCGTTATCTGAAACTAATTTGATCTGATTGTAGAAATTATCATCAATGGATTTGCTGTATTCATAATCGTAGCAAAGGCTTTCATCACCAAGGACTAAATCCAGCTTTAAATTTTCCAAATCACGAATAGCTACTGCACCATATTCATCCCGGAGTGCATACCATTTGCCCTTATTCGTTAATGTGTCAGATATAGCCTGATACATAATGTCAAGCCAAGTCTTATCATCATGAATAGACACGGGAAGAATATACTTTGTATCCGTAAGAGTGCCCTTTTGTAATCCGAAGTAATTGCACATCTTATTTCCTAGGGTAGTCGCGGTATCATTTTTGCATACTATTGTATCTTTGGCCTTGGCATATCTGAGCTGATCATAAGCAGTAATAGTGATTTCTTTTTTCTTGTTATGCCCATGTTTAAATACATACCCATAGAACTTTGCATCGTCATTGATAAATCTAACTACATTACCATTGGCAAGCCGAAGATCATCATCCTTATAAGAAAATTCGAGCTTGCTGCATCCATCGTTTAATCTATCATTCCACGATATGGATTTCACAAGCTCACTTATCTCATATATTTTGCTGTCTATCTCAACCAAAAACTCCATCATGACGGAATCACCAACTTTTGACCAGGATATATAAGACTGGGATTTTTAATTTTATCTTTATTCGCATCTGCGATCTTTGTATATTTAGCTCCATTGCCATAATACTTTTTAGCGATAGCCCATAGAGTATCGCTTTGCTGGACCGTATATGAGCCATTGTTTTTAGGATTTGACTGTTCCTTATCAACTTTTACCTTTTTTGCTTTTGTTGTTCCAGTTGATAAGGACTGTACTTCTTCAACAACCATAAACTTCTTACCAAACTCACGATATTCAAGTAGCTGAAACGATACATACTTGTCGCACTCTTCTCCCGCTTTTTCTACAATGTCAAGGCTTTCGATTAATGCCAGTGTGTTTATATCGTCACCTATACCGTTACTTGCAATAAAGCGAACCGGTTCGAGGCTATCTCTCCATTCCATAAACAGGTTAAGGTAAAAATCTGCATCTTTAAAATCTCCGGATGTTTCAACATAATGATAAGCTTCTTTTGGCAGCTCTACTTCAAATGAATATTCGGATAGTTCCATATGTGTAGGAATAGCAATCTGCCCAAGCTTTAATATCTCGTACTTTTCAATAGCTTGTACGCTGGAAGTATCAATCTGCTCCGGATTAACTGGGAGCTTATAAACCATATTATCCTTTTGAAAGAAAACAGCATAATTAGACATTATAATCCCCCTCTGCAGCTACCGCAATTTCTTCACGCATCATCTTTTCTAATGTGCCTTTGATCTGATTTACATCTGCTGTTTCGCGAATATCACCAAAAGTAAAGGCTACATTTGGAGCAAGTGTAGCAGTGCTAAACTTATTTATGTAATCTCTCTCGGCTATATCTCTCATGTATTTTAAATCTTCATCTGACATATCTACATCGACTTTTCCGCCTGAACCGGTCCCAACTATAGACAGAGGATTTGAAGTAGTACCAAATTCAGACACATCAAAGTCTGAACCTTTACCAGTAAATGAACCGGTTAAACTATTTAAGGCGCCTTCTATGTTGCCATATACATCTGTTCCAACAGACTTCCCCTTATTCCAGCTATCAGTATAATTCATTCGTTCGAAACCAAGACCTTCTACGCTGAATGCTTGTTCATCAAATAACTTCTGATAGTTCTCATCTGGCGCACGTTTGGCAACGGCTGCATCAGCCATTTCCTTAAGTCCGCTTCTCCATCCTGATACTGTGTCAGCCATATTTGAGCCAAAGACAAGATCCATTGCTGAAGCTATCTTTTCAATTATTCCTAGAACGCTATCAGCCATTCCTTGGAATAAGTAAATAACAGATGATATCGGGTTGATAAATACATTACCAATAAGGTTAGCGATCTGAATAATTGGATTAACCAAAAAGTTAAGTATACCCAGAACTAATTCAAATGCTCCTAAAAACAAATTGTGAATAGTTGCTATTGATACTCCAATTACAGCACCAATAAATCCAAATACGTCTTCCACCGTAACACCCATTTGCCCAAGGGCGTATATAACTAATGCTATAGTTGCAACAATTGCCACTATAGGAGCATTCATCGACCACCATAGGGCAATATTAGTTAATAATACTGGTATAGCAGCCGTTAAATAGCCTATAATATTGATAAGTATCAATGCACCTATACCTATCAATATGGTTTGTATAATTGGCCAATTATCAACGATTAAATTACTAACATAGCTTATTATATTTGCCAGCATATAAATCCCGTCTATTATTCTATTAACAAAATTAGTAAAACCATCAGTGTTTAGTAGCTTGGTTATGCTTTCCATAATGCTGCTAAAGGCTTCGGTACCTGCGTTCTTAATTCTATTCCATATATCAGCGAAGGTCATTGGCATGGTCTCAAATTTAGTATTGATGTCATCTGCAGCCATAAACATAGCATTCTTGATTATATCGGGAGTAATAAGCCCTTCGGAAGATAATTCTTTTAATTCTCCCTTGCTCTTACCGGTATACTTAGCTATTGCATCTGCTATCATCGGAGCATTTTCCATTATGGACCTAAATTCATCACCTTGGAGCTTACCTGATCCCATGGCTTGTGTTAATTGGAGCATGGCAGAGGATTGTTCCGTCGAGCTCGAACCGCCAACTTTAAAGCCTTTTTGGAGTAATTCTGTAAAAGCAACTAGTTCATCTATATTTAGTTTTCCATTAGAGCTAAAAGCTTCACCTGCCATTAATCCCATTTTGGAGATAGCTCCAGCCATGCCCGAATAAGTGCCCTTTGCCCTATCAGCAGCAGCAAATATATCGGCTTGAAGAGCTTTTTGTTCTTCAAGACTATTAGTAATTAATCCAAGTCTAGCCGCGGTATTGGTATATTCATCAGCAATACTCATGCCCTTTTGCACTGCCGCTAAACTTGCTACAGTGCCAACTAACTTACCTAATCCAGTACTGAGTATACCAGCACTAGCACCAGTAGCTTTTAATTCGCTATTAAATGTATCTGTAGCGCCACTAGCTCTAAGTATTTTGCTAGTTGCGTCATCTGTTTTTCTTATAACTCGATTAATGGTCGTAGAATATCCATCAAAAAGTTTAAATACAGCTTTTAAGCTTGGCATTACCTTCTTCTACCTCCTCTCTTCGCTGATTTTATCTTAGAGGCTTGTTTCTTTTCTTCCTCAACTCTGATTTGGATGCTAGCATAAATAAAAGCCCGTTCTTTATCGGGCAGCTTTGCAAGTGTTGATGGCAGTATATATAATTTTTGCAAAGCAAAGTGAGCTAGATTAAACTCAACATCACCTTGCTCTATACGTTTTTTACTTCTTCGATGTCGTTGTTGATGTCGGTGTCTAGCCCAGATAATTCTTGCACCGCCCGAGACAGCTCAGCGAATTCACCTACGTTAAGCATATTGCTAAGACACTTTGATATCCCTAGCCCATATGCCTTTTGTAGATCTGCATTTGCCAAGTCGGGATGAACAACTGCCATTGCAACTAATTCATGGATGTATTCGTATCTGTCAAAACTCTCTTGTCCTTTTCTATCTCTCTTGGTGTGCTTCTTCATTAGCTCTTTGTTCTCGGACTCCGAAATCGGTCTAATTACAAAGGGTACTGGTTTTCCATCCTCCTGAAAACGGTTAGATACAATTACTTCTTTGTTTTCCGCCTGTATTGGATTTAAAAACGCTATTAACGAACTCATATAATTTCCTCCTTAAAAAGGGAGCTGTGAAGCCCCCCCTTATCTATAGTTTATTGGTAACTGGAATGATTCGAGATTTTCAATTCCATCAAAAGTAAAGCCCGAATCGAATGTAATGGGATCATCACCTTCAGCAACTTTTGTTACGGGAATGCTTTCAAAAATCACATTCTCAAGAACAACTTCTTGCTTGCCTATTGTAGACTGTGGATCCTCGTTTTTAACTTGAACCTTCACAGATTTCCATCTGCCAGTCTTAATATATTCGATTGTATTGTTTAGTTGAGTGGAGTTCATGAAATACAGTGTTGCATTACCAGTACCTTCGGCGCCAACAACTTTGTGCTGTGTCATCTTTCGTCCTAACATTCTTCTTGATATAACAGTTAAAGAAAGTGACGCATCAAGGCTCTGCAACTCAAACATTTCTCTGTTTTGTCCATCTATGGTGATATAGGCTTTACCTTCGTCCGACGCAATAGTATCAGCAAGCCTTATATAATTATCTGCCATGTTTTAATCCCCCTTTCTTAGGATAGATTTACAGTGATGTAGACCTTCTCGATCGAATCAACTGGCTGAATATAACTGTCTATTACAACTGCATCGGAATCCGTTCCTGGATTAACAACAACATCTTCGGGAACAAAATTCTGAATTGCGTTAAGTCTCTGCAGCTCGCTGAAGTACTCAATCAGCGATGCCCTAAGCAGCGATCTGCCATCAGCATTGTTATTGATTTTGCCGACATAGTTACTTTCGAAAATCTCTGTGATGTCGTTGTTAATTCCGTCAATGGTACGAATTACACGGTTCTTTGTAAATTGCTTACCTTTATCCACAGTTACAGTGGTAAGACTGTTGATATCGTAACCTGCAGTAACATTCTGTGCAGCATCAACCTTAAAGATCCATTCGCCCGCAGTAATCGCAGTTTCCATCTCTGTTTTTGTCATTCTGGGAACTACATCAATAGCACCGACATATTTTCTACCGGTATTGGACTGATTAATATTTGCACCCGCAGATACACCTCCTACCCATGCCGTACACTGTGCAGGAGTAAGATCTGTTCCATCAGATAGCTTAATACCCTGGGTAACGTTGATAATTGCTTCGTCATCACCAACAAAGTTAGCCATAACAGCTTGGATATTAACTCCCTCTTCGGATCTCATTGTATCAATCCAAGTTTTAATTGTAGCCTTGTTTGGATCGTATGTAGTACCATCATAAGGATATACTAATACGTTAAATTCTTCGGTCATAAGTTTTGCCAAAGCTGCATCAACTACCTCGGAGGTATGAGCTGTTCCTAGATTATATACGATTACTGTCTTAGCGCCTTTTAAGGCCTCGTTGACGAGTTGCTTGTCAGCAGCGGTAACATCAGCCGGATATTCACTCTGATCCAGTGCGGATATGGTATACATTTCGCCTGCAACACCTTTACTCATTTCCAGTAATAAAACAACAACGCCCCTATCTCCCGGTGTAATCGAGAGCGGAGCGTTTGTGCGGAAATTAAGATAGGCACCAGGTAATACTTTATTTTGACTAGTCCATGTTCCTGCCATGTTATACCTTCTTTCTTTAAATATTTGTATTTGTTGTCTGCGTCTGCATTGGATTTATTGATTCAACTTTCACTTCGGAATAATTGATGTCAAATGTAAAATGCAACACATTATCTACTATTTCTGCGCTTTTATTTAAAACTTTAAATGTTCCGACTAAATCAAACTCGCGGAACAATGTTTCTTGTACTACTAGGCAATCCGATTTGATAGCCGTTACGGGCTTATCAGAAAAATAAGCAATGTCAAAACTAATTCTACTTTTATTCTTCGTATTAAGCCTCTTACTATAATCCTGACTGATCTGGAATATTACAAAAGCAGGAGGAGTGAATTTCTGTGGGATATCATCTGCATAGCGTTTGTGAGTTGGATATAATTCTTTTAACTTATACACTATGGCTTGTTTAATTTCAGCTACCATGTTCTCTTGCCACCCTCTTTACTTCTTTTCTAAACTGCTTAGATAGTTCGTATTCTGTTGCTTTGACAGCCTTTTCTAGCATAAACCGTCCGTCTACCCATCCAATTGTTTCACCGGCTTGATTTACAATTCTGTGACCATAATTAACGAAAGAACTGTAATCAGCAGTATTAACCATTGTCTTAGTAACTCCGCCACCTTTACGTTTTACAGCAGGAGCTGATCTCCACGCTTTACGCATAAAGCCGCTTTCCACGTTAGTATTTTGCTTTGCTACCTTTATGCCCTCATTAACTGACCTATTCAGCACCTTTACATCGATATCAGTGATATCTTCGAGCATTGCTTTAAGTTGTTTTCTATAAGCATCCAAAGCCTTTTTGTTTTTTTCTCTATTGCTACTCATACAGTACCATTTCGCTTTACCTTAAATTCTTGGTGGTGAGTATAAGGGAATCCCTCGCCAACCGACAAAGTAACTTGCCTACCATTCCTTTGAGTAACAATAACCTTGTCACCCTCTTGTAAATCCGTTTCTAGGGCACAAAACAGCGAATAGGAGTTAACTAACGTTGGAACTCCATCAGTGCCTGTATCGGTCAAATTACCCTTACTATAGTGGCACTTAACACCGGAGTATTTAAGTACTTCTGAACTCGTGGTTACACCATCAATCTCAGTTTCTTCCCACCGGTAAATGTCCATCCTGTCTTTCCATAACCTCTGCAGTGCTGTCATCGGCGCAACCTCCTAAACTGTGTCAGGGTCTTTTTATCCCTGTCGGATAGCCCGTAAATCGTATCCTTAGATGTTTTATCGTCGACATTGTAAGTAATACTGGTATCCCCCTCTTTGATTGATTTAACGTCAAATACGGAGCTTGTACCGTTCTCCGATTCATAATCAATGATACCTTTAGTTTTCTTCCGGATGAACGGCTCTAAAGCTTCCGGCAGCTCCGCAAGATTGCAGTAATTCATTACTTCCTGGATCACATCAGAGATGATAAGGTCCTTTTCATTATCTGCTATCTTTAAGTTTTCTTTGACTTTACTTTTTAATTCATCAATGGTCACTTTTCATCACTCCTTAAAAAAGGGAGCTGATTACTCAGCGCCCTCTAATAGTTTAATAAGATCTTCTTTCTTTGCCCTAGCATCATAGGCAATGCCTTTCTCATCGAGTATTGCTTTTAATTCTTCTTTGGTTTTATCGCTATAATCTGTTTTCTGAAGTTGCTTTTCAGCTTCTTCTCGCATAGCCTTAATTCTTTCTCTTCTACGTCTTTGAAATGCCGTAGCTGACATATTATCGCTCTCCTTTAATAAAGAAGGACACAAGCCCCCTCTTAGCCGTTAGTTACCATTGCAACCATACGTATATGCTTATCCGAATAAACCTTCTCCCAGTTAGCAGCAATCTCAAGCTCTGCGTTTGTAGGTGCAGTTTTAGCAACGGTGTTGTTTGTGAACTTAATCCCTCTTGGGTGAAGTACAAAGTGCTTTCTGTTAATCAAGATGTCTTCACCCGCAAGCTTATCTCTGTCAACTTCTGTTGGGTATTCAGGAGATCCTTCGCCATAGCCAATTGCGCCATTGCCGAATAAGTATGTGGTGTATTTCTTTCCGGAAGTTGTCCCGTCAGTTACAGGAACGCCATCATCAACGATGATTCTCTTTCCTAAGTATGCTTTGTAGATCACTCTGCCGGTTTCGTCCCTAACGTCTTCAACTAGGCCTTGCTTAACTAAGTTAAAGTAAGGAACGCTGTGCATAACCATACCGGACAATACTTCGTGTGCATCGCCCAACTTAGACATGGTATCAACAATGGCCGCACCGGAAATCTTATTAGTATCAGTGGCATTTAATCCATCTTCAATGGCAATATCGTTGACATGTGTTCCGGTAATAGTTGCAAATGCGCCCTTTAAAGTAGATATTAAAGCGCTTTGCATTCTTCTATTCCAATACCCTGCTACTAGATTGCCAATAGCTGCCATTGGGTCATCACCGGATAGAGTTTTTGCTAAGTCAGTAGCGCTCCATGCTTTACCACGGAATAATTGCGTTGCCATGTCCTGCCCTGCAGTAATCTTATCAGGAGTTAATGCCCAGCCTTCGGTATCTTCCAGGCTTTCATCCTCTCCAGTTAAGTCGTTCCAAAAAGGCATATTGAAATATCTATTTCCTTTGTTTAATGCACCCTGTAATTCAGCAACCGGTTGTACGATACCGGACTGATATAGTGCTGATAATTCCATCGTTCTATTAATCACATATGGATTAAAGACCTCTGGTACAATTACATCTGCTATTCTTGTTGGCATAATAAATACCTCTCTTTCTTAAATTAATTTAATAGTTACACACTTGCCATAAACTGCTTCGCAAGTTCTGGATTTTCTCTGAGCATTTTTCCCTGCTCAGTCAGATTGAAATGTTCTTTGCTCCAAGGATTTTTGACCCCTAGATTGGATTTGTCTTTGTTGTACGGTGGATTACCCTTTACATCCGGAGTAAACAGATCCTTATACTGCTCTTTAAGGATGGCCAGCTGCTCATCAACGCCGTATACCTGGCTTCCGTCATCAGATAGTGATAGTTTCGATTTATCAAACTTACCAATCAGGAGTTCAGGATGCTTTGCATCAGTCAGCTTAGCTTGGATGGCAGCTTCAATTTTCATTTCCTTAATCTTGCTCTCATAGGTAGTTTTAAGCGTCTGAATCGTACCCTCATGAGTTTTAATGGTCTGCTGCAGGGTTTCATTATCCTTATTAGCTTGCTTCAGGATTTCAATGGTACCTTCGTTCGTCTTAATCTGCTCTTTCAGATTAGTAATTTCTGTTTCGAGTGCGGTGTACTTGCCCTTACCAACGTACTCACCAGTATTAAGGTCCGCTAGCTTGACCTGTTTGTCTTTGTTCTCTGGTTTTTCGTTATATGCATTAACCGCCGTCTCAAACTGTTTGTAAAGTTCATCACCTAAAATTGCTTTTAAAAATTCCATATTGCTCCTTTCAAATCGCTTTGTTTTTATATGCGGTGTCTCCGCTGCGATACAGAAGTTTATATCCCATTCTGCAAGGGTTAGTTTTTGACTGTTTATATCTCTGTCAAGAGAGGATAGTTTACCCTCATTTCGGAGCATAAAAATAAGACCTTAACCCCGGTCATGAGGGAGATCAGTGGATCGCCACCTATTGTTTTTCGGCTTGAAATATTTCTGAATTATCTCTAATTATTTGATGCAATCCCATGGCCAATTCATCAACTATCATCTCTTCATCTGCATCTTTTAGATTGAAGTTTCTCTCGTTAATCATGCCATGAACTAATTCATGTAAAAATGTTTCTTCTATTCCCTGCGTGTCTTGCAATGAATTATCTAATTCGATGACGTGTCTATCAAAATCTATATGCCCATAGCATTGAGTATTACCTTTCAAAATTACATTTCCTGTTAACTTAACTTTGTAATCCATGCTTCCAATTCTTACTCTTTCTGGTATATTCATTTTTCCCTCCATATGATATAATTTTGTTGAGTGCTGGCAATTAAAAAGCAGGTGATTACATGGCTAAAAACACAGGTAACAATTACCGCCAAGGTGCAGTAAAAGGAAGATCTCAAACTTATAACCCTCAAAATGGGACTTATATAAAACGCAGTTCCGAAACTGGTCAATTTATGGATGTTAAATCAAACGGTACGCCTTTTAAAGGTGTAACTAAGGAGAAGTAATATTTATATATGCCAGCACTCATTTTTAGGCAATATAAAAGCACCTACCGAAATAAGTGCCTACCAAATCCATAAAAATACCACCTACCGTCATGATAGATGGTGTTAATTATTCAAAACTTCTATAGTCTCAATTTCGGATTCAAGCAATCCAACAGACGCCTCCGTATCCAGGGTAATGATATCCAATTGTGCCTCCTCTGGTTCATTATCCAATTCAGATACATAAGCTTGATAACGTCCGTTTATCTCCACACCATCTTTACATATAATTTTCAATACCGTTTTTTTACTTAAGATATCTGTTTTATTGATTTCTTTAAGCATTTCTAATAGTCTCACTTAATCACCTGCTTTCTACATAAGGAACAATATGTACACCATTTTTAGAATAATGAATTTTAACCATTGAAGTTTCTTTTTCATGGCTTGTAATATTATCTACAGATACTCCTACTGTTTTCTTAAAATCAACTATTTCTTGATTTATCCAATTTCCTTTGCTATCCCTTTGTATCTTTCCAGTGCCAGCATACTGATTTACAAGTTCCTGAATTTCATTTTCACTTATTGTTACATAACTTCTTCCAGATATGTAATTATTATGCCCTATTATATGCTTTCCCTGTTTTCCTATTATTACTTCCTTTGGTATTTCATCTGATTTAATACGATTTCTTAATTTTTGGTCTTTGTAGGCTAAATTCAGACTACCCCATTTCTTAGGATTATTATACTTCAAATTTTGGAAACCATCAAGTGAATTTACATCTAAATTATTGCCAAGTATCTTCTGATATTGTTCATACTGCTTTTTATCACTATACCGATTCTTCCACTTCTTTTCAGATAATACGGCATCCGGATTACTCTCTATATATTTCTCATGCCACTGCTCATAAGTCATATCCGCCGGCACATCATAAGTTTTTCCGGTCACCGGATCTCTTGCTACTCTTGTTTCACCAGATAGGTCGTCATCCTCATATACCGGCACATCAGTGGTCCTGCAATTCGGATGAAATGGCCAGTAATTAACACCTACTACGGCTTTATCAACATCATAAACCTTTCCATCCTGTTCTCGACAGATATCAGAAGTCTTAACATCCAGAGTAGCAAGTATCCGGTACTTTTCCACCCCATCCTCTCTATACCCTGCAAGCGTCCCCTGACCCATGATGAATGAGCCTTCCGTGTGTAATAAGCGATATGCTTCATATTCTTTCGTACCAAATGTCTTTGCCATCTCTCCGGCCAGTGTTTTCGGATTTCTCCCCTGGATAAGCATTGTGGTGATACTTTCATTTAACTTTTGCAGCATATGATCCTTCTGTTTCCACAATCGGGTACTAAAGTTTGCACCATCAAAAGGATAGCTGATCAGCTCATTAATTGTCTGTGCATTGATCTGTGCAAACTCCTGATGAAAACCATGGTATTGGTCAATATTGAACCAGTTTTGATAATAACTATCCGAATAAACTTCTTTCAGTAGCTCCTCGCCTTTAAACTGATATTCTATCGCGTATAGCTGCTGGAGTTGGGCGTCAATCTGTTTTAATAGAGCTTCGTACCGGGTCACTCTAGCACGAATACTCATGTTATTCAGCTCCTGATTGTACTTACCCATATTTTCATACGCCTTAGCAATAAAAGCCTGTAAATCGCCTATTTCGGTCTTACTAAGTTTCAGCTGGGCGCTAGCAAAGGATAACTGGTTCTCTTCGGCATATCTCCAGTAGAAATTATTGATTATATCCTGGATCTTTTTTTTTGACTGCTCAAATGATTGTTTCAGTCCCCGGTAGTAATCATCAATCTTTTTCTCGCCGGCAAGGTATTTTTGTTCCTGACGTTTCTGCCAATACTTTTTACTTCTCTCATTCATGGACAATCACCTACTTTTCATCTTGGTTGCCATGATCGTGTTGTTTCAGCAAGTCATCATCCGGGGTACTATTCTCTTTCTCTATCTGCCCTATTTCCTCTTCAACATTTTCAACCCATGGATGATTAGCTATTATGGTCCTGTCAGAGATTACACCCTTGCTGTTCTGGCAATCAGTAATAGCCTGGCTCTCGTTAATATCTATATCCCTGTTGAATACAATGCTGATTTCCCTATCAGAAGTGGTACCTTTCTTAGTAACTTCCAGGTACTTATTGACAAAGTATATCAGCTGTTCAAATGACCACTTAAAGCTGTCTTCTAGGTTATTACATTTGAGATCTAACCCAGAATAAATAAATCTCAAGGCAACGCCAGATGGACTGTTACCTAGTTTATCCTGCCCCTTATCTACAGCCTGACCAAAGCGGTAAATGTCCTTCTGCAGCTGCTCAAAATGCTTGGAAGCTGCTTCAATATCAATTTTAGGATTAAGTGTATCAACCCCGCCATCTTCATCAACTTTAATCCCATGATAATATGCCAGATCACGCATAAATGTACTTAGATCCTCGCCATCATAACCTTTCAAAACGTATATCAATGACCGAAGATCCGCAATTAAATTTGATACATCGGATCGGGTAAGGTCGTAATCATCTATAATGGTTTTAATAAATTGCAGATCGGGTAGTTCATAATCATTATTCTTCCATGGCACGAATGGAATGCGCTCCCAGGTACCTGGTTCATTATCTATAGTGAAGTGCGGTATCAATAACCCACCATCTTCTGGCTGGTCCAGATACTTTTCTGCATCCAGTATTATTTCTCCATCCTTATCCTGTTCGTAATATTCAACGCCATCCTGAGTATGGTATTCGATTTTAGTTACATATTTCCTTTCTTTGCCCTCATACACCTCAACCGGATAATAGCGGATCATAGCCTGCAGCTCTTCATGGTCATTATCAAACCAGAGCGGAATCAGCTGTTCTGATGGGATCCTCATGGTCCTAAATTGCCCGCTTGCGTCTATGTACTGATAACTCCATGCGATGCCTTTATTGCTGCACTCTGTACCCAGTTGTACTATTCTATGCTGGAAACGCTTACCCAGGGTGTTCTGTACCAGTTTGAGATATGCTGTATCCTTGCACTTCATAGCATAAGGCCTAGACAGCAAATAATTAACCTTGTCATCGACAAACTCATGCATGAAACCATGGGCTAGTTTGTGGTTGGTTTTTGTCTCATCAAGTACCGGTTGCTCATCCTCGTAGCGATACATTTTCCGGTCAAGAATATCATTTTCAACTTTATAATATTTTTCACCTTTGATCATCAACTGGCGTTCCTTGGACGCATTGAATTCATTAATCTCTATCTTGATGAGTTCCGGCCTGGTTAGCATATTAATATCATTTTGAAACTCCATGTTATCACCTCGCGATTATTTTAAAAATTTGATGCTTGATTGCCTCATATCATCTTCCATAGCATACCTAAGGGCATCAATCAAATGATTGTCCTTATCTACTGGTACAGGAAGCACATTGCCATTCTTATCTTCTTTGTATTTATACTTATTAATTTCTGCCCTGAATGCTTTACATCGAGGGTGGATGATTATTTCTAAGCCCTGTAAGAATTTAATTCCGTATTCTATACTACCAGGACCTTTCTTAGCGGCTTTTGCGTTTACACCCAGGGATTTATACTCCGATACAGATTTAGGCTCTGCACTATCACATATCACCTTATCTCTACCGGCTTTTTCTTTAACCATAGGAGCGGATTCGCTATTGAGCAACCCGATCGCTTCAATTTCATCACAGATATACAACCTCTTTCTGGTTTTATCATAATGCGGCTTAATGTAAGCAAAAGGATCCTCGGCAAATCCCCAGTCAACACCATGCCGGTAGCTATCGAAAGTCTTTTCGATATCAGAGAAATCTTCAACGCGCCAGTTTTTAAAGATGACGGCTCCAAGAGTACCCCAATTACCCAAGGTATAAACCTCATAATAATATTTGTCTGTTTCATTCTCCAAAGCCGCAATATCATCCGGTGTCAGGAACCGATTATCCTTGTATGTGGTTTTAAGAATTGAAACATTATCCTTTTCTACATACTGCTTGTCATCCTCCCATATACCAAAATATTCGGTGAACAACCAATGATCCTTAAGGATTGGATTAAAAGATAATGTAAGCCTTTTAATAACCTCTGAACGCCCTCTAAGACGTTTGTCCAATTGCTTTATATCTTTGTATTCACACTCAGTAGCTTCCTCTACCCATATATCGGTAATAACCCCATCGATTGGAGTAATGGACTTTACCTTTTCAACATCATCTAATCCGCAGAATAAAATTTGTTTCTGGTTAATATTGCAGGTAATAATCATATCCGTTTTATTGATATCAAAATAATCTCTAAGGTTGAATGCATTGATGGCTTTAGTAATTTCATTCAGGCAGGACCGTTTGATTGTGGATTGCACATTTCTCACTACCAAATAGTTACGCTTGCCATTCAGCACATCCAGTACTGCTCTTTGGGCCAAAGAAAAAGATTTACCTGAAGAAGATCCTCCAAAGTAAATCTGATATCTGTTATTGTTATGAAGTTGATATTTTAAATAAATTTCATTGAAGACGGCAGGATCAATATTAAGGTTAACCCTCATATTCCTCACCGCCTATTTTGATTGTCACCTCGGTATTAGCATCGGATTTTAGTTTTATATTATCGGTGAACATCCCTAAATGCCGGCCCAGAAGCTCCAGAGCCCGGACCTTATCACATGTAGCTACCTCAATACCGTATTTGCCTTCCCTAATGCCGGCTATTGCCTTTTTCTTTTCTTCCGGAAGCTTATCGGTTGGAATAATCTTTACAACCTCCTGCATCCGAAGCTTTCCTGTGTCAGGATCCTTAACATAATGGTTATTCTGAATGATTGGTTCCTCTATTACCTGTGCAAAATCGGACCCATTGGAGGAAGCTATTGCATAAAGCTCATTCAATACAAAATCCTGAGTAATTTCCGTTCGCTTTTTCCGATCTTTAATTCTTTTCTGTATCTCAGTTTGAATGTCTGGTTTTGTTAGGTTTTCCTGACCTATTTTTCTTGCTGTTTTAGTTGAATACCCCGCTCGGATAGCTGCCTGAGTGGCATTCAAATCAATCAAGTATTCATCTACAAAAGCTTTTTGCTTTGGCGTTAATTTAGCCATCAGGCTCACATCCTTTCAATTTTGTTTTGCTGTATGAAAAAAGGCACCCTGTTCATATACAGAATGCCTTTCTTATGTTGGAATCCCTCGGGGGAGTGAGGGAAGGGACCGGCAGGATTTGAACCCGCATCCACTGTACCTGTTATGCGCGCGCCAGCGCTCTGTCCGTTGAGCTACATATCCCATGTAATTACCAGGTTTAAGGCACCTGGCAGCCTCCGCTTATTCCACCCACTTACGCCGTAATAAGCAAGCGATGCATAAAGCAGTAACTACACCATATCTACTGATCAGTTCGGCTAATCAGCCACCAGGCTCTGACACCTGGCAGCCGTTAGGAGGTCGTATCTAACAACCTTCCTGCTTATACCATAACATATATCTAGTGTGCCATTCTATGCCATAATAAAATTACTTAAAGCTTTGCTATGCAGTCTATGGGTCTGTCTCCAACTATAATCCATATCAACGCATATCTGCTCCCAGGTCTTAAATTCGATGTATCGCTTATGAAGAATGCTACTTTCAATCCCATCTGGCATGTCAGCAATATGATTTTCGATCTCCAGCTTTTTATCCATGCACTCCTGCTTAGTTCGAATTACCTTAGAAAGTATCTTATCAAGCCTAACTATGTAATCCGATAGATCCGATTGCTTACTACCATGAGGCATATCAGATATGGATTGTATCTTTGCGGACTGTTCTACCTCACGAAGAGATTGTAGCTGTTCTTCCAATGACTTAAGCTTCCTGCATAGATTTTTATAGCTGTTCAAGTATTCCTTTTTCTTTTCATTCTGCTCCTGTAGTTCTGTCACCCTATCACCGTCCTTTTGCCTTGCTATAGCAGCTCCAGCTACAATAGTACTTTATCCTGCGCTTTGTGGTCTTGAATCGGTAATCCTGTCTTGTCATAAACGCAGTAAAAAATATTTGTTTACCGCATATCGGACAAATTTCGGAGTTATAATCCTTAACTATTTTAGGGACGCTCCTTTTTATCAGGTTGCTTCGGCTTTTTCGCATAACCACAATCATGCTTTTGCTTTAATTCCGATAAGTGATTTTTATAAATAAAGTTATTAATATTTGATTTATTTACCCCGAAGTATTCCGCCATTTCCCTATAGGTCTTACCCTCTTCGATATAAAGCTTCGTGACTGCTTCAAGGGTCATCTCAGGCTTGTCCTTTAACTCCTGTACTTGCTTGTCTATGATTTCAGCAAGCTTATCCTCTACCGGATCCGGTTTCCTCTGCTGTTCCATCTCCTGCACTGCTTTTTCAAATTCCGGATTGATTGTTGCTGGTTTTCTCTTTTCAATTCCCAGTAGTCGTTCCAGCTCTGCAGCTTTTTTATTCTTTGCTTCGTAGATAGCTTGCAGCACTATGTTTTTAAATTCCGCCATCTTCTCAGGAGAAAGTACAGTTATGTATTTTGTAGTTCCATTATCTGTGAATGCAATTTCAGCATCTCGCCCAGCATCGATAATCTCGTCAAAACTCTCTAGTTCCCTGCTTAGCTGATTACCTTTAATTATATGTTCATTCCATTGCTCTAATAAATTACTCATCCTCATCATAAAATACCATCCTCTCTTTTAATTTTACTTACTGTTCAGCATTGTCCAACATTTCAAGTATTGCAAATATCTCATATTCATCATCACTAAAATCAAGTTCATCAACGCTCTCGAGTATATCTTCTGATAAGCCTGGAAAACGTTCCTCTAGTTGACCTTGAAAGCAAGGTGCGTCTCCACTTCTTCCTAATGCATTTGGACGCATAGTATAAGAAAATTCTTCTCCTCTAAAAATAAGAGTTCTTTTTTCTAATTCATTTTCGTACTCTCTAATTAATTTTGCCATATTTATTCCTTTCCGTGCCTAATGCACTAAATTTTAATTTAGACAACAAAATCAAAATCAATTCTGTTAAATGTATCCCTTTCTTCAGGAACTGACATATTAACTCCCACGCTGTCTTTTACAAAATACTTTTCATCTCTCTTTACGACCTCAAGTGGATAGTTGTGAAACAATCGTTTGTGTGCATCTAATTTCTTGCCCTCATATAAATGTGCATTTTTTGTTGTTAATCTCATCTTTTTTACCTCCGCTAACTGATAATTTCGCTTAGTCCCTGATAACCATTTTTATATCAAGGTCTCTGCTGATCCGTTTTAGATAATC